AAAAAAGATTTATTTTTTTTTTACTCTAGTAAATACACTTTTTTTTAAAGTTTTTTTTAAATAGTGTTTTTTTTATGCTCGTTTTTTGCCTCGTTTTTTAGTGCTTATATTGAAAAAGTGTTTTTTTATGGTGCTTTTGTTTTATGTATCTTTTGCAATAATTGAAACGCACACACACGCACACACGCACACGCACGCAAATAAAAAAATATTTTAATTATTTGCATAAATATAAAAAAAGTTATTAACAATTTAATTTTGTAAAAAGTAGGTGTAAAAATTAGAAAAGAAGAAACAAAAATAAAATCTCACTCAAAATCTCCTAGCCAATATACCTAGCAGTTTCAGGGCAGTTTCAGGGCAGTTTCAACAGCAGTTTCACCGAGCAGAAACAGTTTCAAGAAAAGTTTTTTGTAAAAATGTTTTAAGGAATTTTCATATACCAATCAAGGACATCCATACATTCTTCAAGTCCTTTAACCACCTTAGCATAGTAACCTGCTTCATTGAGGTCAGCAACCCATTGCTTTTGTTCTTTGGATGGGTAGCAAGTCTTATCTGCTTTAATCTCTAGGAATAATCCTGCATACTCACTATTGACTTTACAGATTTGCATATCAGGAAAGCCTTTAACATAGCCAGTTTTCTTGGCTAGTATTGCTTGTTTCATGGATGTTCTTATACCACCTAGTGATGCACAGTATCTTACATTAGGATAAGTGTATTGTATATAGGTGCAGAATGATGATTGGACTAATGCTTCTTTCTTCATAGCCATACCCCCTATGCCCCCCTATGCCCCCTATGCCTACCCCCTATACCCCTTGTTCCCCCATCAGTATAGGTCTTACCCTTTATTAGTTGGTACATTAAAGGTTGAGATACTTTGTACTTCCTAGCAAGAGATGAGATAGTTATCTTCTCTGTAGTAGTATTGTATTCTTCTCTGATAGCATCTGCTTCAGCAACAGTAAACTTTCTTCTGGAGTAACCACCACCTCTACTATCTTTTCTATCTTCTATTCTTATCTTTCTAATCTTTGGCATAATCTAATATTCATCTTCAAACCTATCAGTAGTTTCACCATATTGATTTTCAATATCAATACTTGTAATTTTAACATCTACTTTGTTTAGATTCTTTTTATTTATGTAACAAATTCTATCTATTAATTCTTGGTCATTCTCTATTTCTTTAGTATTAGATGTAAGAACAAATGTATCTAGCATTCCTGTAATTACTTTCCTAGTTACAACTTTTTTACTCTTTATCTCGTAAGATACAAATACTCTAAAGATTGGCTTTTTCATTTTTAATTTTATCTAACTCAAACTCTAAGTGGTTAATAGCCTTCTGTATGCAATCAACACTTGTTTCGTGCTTACGCTTTGCTCTCAGGAGATATGTAGTGGCAGTACCAACATTATAGGATAAATCAAAATCTTCTACAACTTTCCTAGCCTCATAACCATAAACTCTACCAATGTAATAGTTAGGAGTTTTCTCTTTACTGTAATCTATTTTAAGTTCTTCTTTTGTTAATAGCATCTTAGGATTAATTTTACCTCCACTCCATTTATTGTCTTTATCCTCTACCACCTCATCTTGCCAAGTAGTAGTTGGAGTCCACCCATTCCTTCCTTTATCGTAATAGTGTTTATTATGCTTTGTCATCTAATTTATCTATATTGTTTTCTAACTTCTCATTCTCTTGTCTTGCTATCTTACCTTCAACATAGCATAAGGCAAATATATATAAAATCACAACACCAACAATCATTAAAGAACCAACAGTTATACTATTCATCATTTAATATTTTTAAAAGTTGATTACTTGTATATATCCTATCATCACCTGCATAGTTTTCGTATATCATTGTGAAGTTATCATTCTTCCAAGTCCATAAAGACCTAACTCCAGTCTTAATATGATGCTTCAATACGCTTTTAATTGTTCTGTAAGTTCTACCCTCCATATTATTTTTGATTTTTATACCAAACTCCATAACCTTTTGCCTTACCGATAAATGGAACTTTTTTAAGTACAACTAATTTTTCTTCTTCACCCTTTTTGTACTTAGGATTTTTACTATTTAATTTTAGTTTCTTCATATTGTTTATTTAATAAGCATAGTGGGGTTAGAAAAAAAAGGAATATTAACGCTTAAGGGTTTTAGAGTTTCCCTATAGTTATTATTATTTACCCCCACTATACTCATCTTTTATTAAGGTAGAGCAGAAATAGGCTTCTAGCACACAAGCAATTACAACCACTCCCCATATTATCATAAATGTTTTCACAATGCAAATATATAAAAATATTTCAATTTTATACAAATTAATTCCTAAAACTTTTTCCCTTGATAATCACCACTTTACACTTCCTTAGCCTATCTAAAGTCCTTTCATCATATCTTTCTTTTAGTGCTTGAGGTGTTAAATTTGTAGTGATTAGTAATGTCTTAGAACTTTCTTCAGCATAAGAAATTGCATCAGCAACTGCATCAATCTTAGTACCATAATCATTTTTAATACTCTCAGTTCCTAAGTCATCAATGATAATGAATGGTGCTTTGTTTCTATCAACTGCACCTAATTCTTTTGCAGGAACGCTTCTTAATATCTTATTTGTTCTTGTCCTGAATATAGCAGGAATAACAAAGTTTAAGATAGTTGATTTACCTAATCCACATTCTCCCATCAACATCAAGCCTCTACCTTTTGTATCTACCATCCAGTCAATAATCTCATCATAAGCAGGTAAATGCTCATACTTATCAACTGTTCTATCGTAATACTCAAAAGACTTAATGAACATTTCTTTTATTTCTTCTCTTGCTCCAAGTTTATATCTGTTGTAAACCTTTGGCTGCAGGAAGTCTGCATTTTTAAATGTATCTTCTATTGTTCTCATAGTTTAAAATTTACCATCACCATAATCTCCTCCTTTCTGATGTCTGTGTGATGTAGTGTTATTGTTATTAGTTTTATTACTTCTTCTCTCCCAAGTTCTTACACAAGCCTTCCAATCTTTCATTTTACTCTTACCTATCATGAAGTTTTTAGACTCATAAAAATCAATAAAAGCATCTGCACATACTTTATTTTTTCTTTCATTACAATATTGATGTACCTCCTCAACAGTTGGTTTTTTAAAAGAATCCCCTTTATTATTAATATGTTTATCTTTAGATAAACTAATACTATCTTTAAAGTTTTCTTTAATACCCCTCTTTAAGTTTTCTTTAATACCCCCTTTAAGAATTCTTATATACCTCCTATCAATTTCTTTAGTACCTCCTTTGTAAGTGTAATATGTTGATACATAGCCATTTGCAACTAATTCACTAACCCATTTAGAAATAGTAACAGTACTCTTACTATAAAGGTTGGAGAAGTATTTATTTGTAGCAAAGCACTCACCATTAATGTTAAGTAGTGCAGTTATTTCAGCATACAATAATTTAGCATTTGCAGTTAGATTCTTATCATATCTAACCTCAGCACTTATTATAGCATAGTAGTTTGGTTGTTGTTTCATTGTTTTTAGTTTTAGTTATTTTTTGGTATTTCTAGTTCATAGCACTCAGTATAGGTAGACATCACTACAGTCCATTCACTTACCTGTTCGTGAGTAAACCAACAAAATCTTGCGTATAAGGAGTTCAATGGCTGTATGAACAGATAGTGCGTAATTTTCTTTTTAGGGTTGTTATGGGCTTTAAAATTAACTCTAAGCGTATTACCACCACTTCTTACACCCTTAACATCAATATAATGTATCTCACCAATACCTTGCATAATTAAATCAGCCTCAACAACTGGTCTTTCCTCAAGAAATAATGCTGCCTTATATTTAATACCATTGTTGTTCTCCATTAGATGTCTTGCAATAAGTTCTGCAAATATTCCTAATTGAGAGATAGAATGTTCTTGCTTACCTCTATATTTTTCTGTGTTTTTATTATAAACATCAGCAGATAACACACTCCTTACCTTAGCAAGTTCATCAGATAGTTTGATGAAAGTGCTAGGATAAGTTGTTTTTTTCCATTTAATCATTAGAATGGTAAGTCATCATCACCTGTTGTTGCTTTAACTTTTTTAGGTGAAGTTTTTTTATCTGCTGGTGGCTCATAAGTATTTACATAAGCATAATGAGTTGCACCTTTCTCAGATGGTTCTCTCCTTTCTGAAATCACCATAGAAACCCAACCATTCTTTGAGTTTGCTTGTAGTTCATCCATCTTGAAGTTAGCAACCATCATTGTACCATACTTCGTATCAATATTTTTGATACTACTTGGTAAGTAAACCTTCTCTTTTTTGTCTGTCATTTTTTGATTTTTTAATTTTATATAATTTAGTTAATGATTCATTGATATATTTTAATTGATTTTCAAGTCCTAATATTTCTTCATCCACCTCAACTTCAATAACCCTATCTTCTACTCTTTTAAAAGCATCAGAATCTTCTGGATAGTTATTGTAAAAGAACTCAAACTTTCTTGTATGGTGTATAATAGATGCATGATGTAGGTTTGTTACTCTACCTATCTCATTAAGAGTTAATCCAAACATCTCTCTTAATATATAGATATACATCCTTTTAGCAAATATAATGTTTTTCTTTCTACTACCCAAAAACATTTCTTTCTGTTTAATGTTATAAATATCTGCTAATTCTTTTGTAATTACATTGTGGTAGTAATCACTAAATTTTAATCTTCTTCTTCTCATTTTTTATAATTTTAATTTAAGTCGTACATTATTGTATCAACTATGTCTTGTGTTTTTAATCCAATAAAGTCTGCTAATGTCTTAGCGTGAATGAATCTAAGTGATGGTGGATTCTCTATAAACTTTCTACTTGTAGCATAATTAACTCCAAGTATCTTACAAAGTTTTAAATTAGATACACCATATATTCTTAATAGAGCCTCAAACTCATTTCTGGATTCTCTGATTTGTACTAATGTATATTTATTTGTCATCTCTCTTTATGTATTTTTCAACCTTAGATTTCTCAACCTTAAATTTAGTTTTATCAAAATGATAAAAATCTATAAGTTGAACTTTATCTAGCAGTTTCAATATATCATCTTCAACAATCTCACCTAAAAGGTGTTTCTTGTTCCATATAATATAAGTGTAGGCTTTTAAAAAGTGATTAAAAATCTCTATGTCCAAATACTCCATCTTTGCACATTTTTTCCCATTGTTTTCTTGTGTCTTTTTCATATCTGTTTTCATATATTTTAGTTATTATTTCTTCTGCTTCTAGTTCTGTTAAATCATTTACCCTGCTTAGAATATCAGATTTCATTCTTTCTGTAAAGGATGTTTGGTCAATGTTACTCTCAATGATAAGCCATTGGGTATCTGTAATACCACTAGGCTTACCATCAAGTGCTTCATCTATCCAATCATAATTACTCATCCATCTCAAATGCCATCTCATCTTTACTATACATCCCTTGCTCGTAAAATCCTGCTAAAGTTAAAACAACTCTACCCATTGCTCTTTTTTTAGCCATAGAAACTAACCACTTCTTACCACCTCCTGTTAGATTATTGGAAACACTCGCCTCTCCAAAATCCATTACATTTCTAACTTCATTACCAACCTTCATAGTCGCTGCTGCTTTAAGAACACACTCTCCTTTTTCTACATCTAAAAGTATAACTTCATAACCTATAGTTATTCCATTTTTAGCAGCAATTTTATCCACACCACTTCTAGTTATTGTAGAGAATCCTCTTTTGTCTTTATACACATCCTCTCTTACCAACCCATTCTCTTTATAAAGTCTTGTTAAAACTTCTTTTCTTGTTTCTTGAACTGGCTCTGGTTGTTTCTTCAGTTTTTCTTGCATTGTTTTTTTTGTCATTTTTTTATTATTTAATTTATTAATACTCGGTTTTAATTGTTCTTGTTCTTCAGGTCTTTCTGACATATAAGAGTTATATTCATTTTCTGCATCCTCTTGCTCTCTTATACTCATAAATTCTTCTTTCATTCTTCCCATTTTTTCGTTTCTTTCGTTAATAGTTTCAAATTTATCTTCTGTCTTGTTGTAACAGTATTGTTCATCATCACATTGTGGAATACCTCCAAAGTTTAAATCAGTCCTACTGTTCTCATTTGCCATCATGCCATCTTCAAAAATTCTGTCTGCTATACTCATAATTGTTTATTGTTTTAGTTATTAATTGAGGCAAAGATATAAAATTGGAATTACCTACCAAAAGATTTTTAACAATTTTTAGATAAATGTTTGCCTACTAGGTTAAAACTATTATATTGAGAAGAATAAAACTATTATAATTAATAGAATATAGAACAAAGATAGTTTAGTTGAATCTTTTATTTTCATTATAAAACATTAAAAGTAATGCACTAAACGAGCCACTTGTCCACTTGTTTTTTCGTGCAAAAATCCTTCAACTGCTTTAGGAACTCCAACATATCCTTTTCTTGAGTGCCAACTATCAGTTCCTGATGGACTACGCATATACTCTACAGTAACTCCTATAAAGTCTTTAGCATCTAGCCACTTATGTTTAACCTTGTGATGTAAATGATGTAGATACCAATATCTATATTTAGTTTCACTCCACATTACTGGTTTCTCCTGAGCCATCATTAAAGGTAAGTTTGCCATCTTAGCACCATCTCCATGCTCTAAGCCAATTAAGTTCTTACCATACTTATAATACTTTCTATGTGCTACACTAATATCAAAAGTAATATCTCTGTCGTTTCTAAACCAACTCTTTAATGCGTGTGCCAAATGAAATCCACTTTGGTAATCGTGATTAGACATTGAATGAACAACATCTACAGGTGCTACCTCTCTTAATATTTCTATACACTTAACATATAATGCTAATGCAACCTCAAAATGTTCCCACCACTTACCATCTACATCTTGACCTGTACCTGCTGTAGTTTGATTATATACATTATCAATATGTAGAACATCATTACCTATGCAAAATAATATCCTTTCTACCTCAAAGCCATCAGCCTTATATATAAGTCCTTCTAAGCCCTCTAAAACACGCATACAGGCAGTTTCTACATCATACCCATCACCAGTTTCAACTCCATTAGCATATTTACCTATATGTATGTCTGCAGGATTTATTACTAATAGGTGATTAGCATCTTTGTTATCTCTTTTTACTGAAGGGTAATAAGGTGAATGATTTTCAATGAATCCACTAATCTTATCTAGCATATCATTTTCATTAGCACTTATATCTTCTTTAGTTACAATGCTAAATCTGTACTCACCACTAGCAGATTGCCAATGTTTGACACTTACAACATCATCTTTCTTTATACCTCTTTCCGAAAGATGTATATCTAATGCTGTATTACCATTAATGTTTGTTGTGCTTTCTGCTCTGTTTTCATAAACCATCTCAACTTCTTCTTTAGATAGTCTAAGTCTTTTACCATATTTCTTCATAGTTTTATGTATTGGTTATGATGCAATTATACAAAAAAAAATGCTTATATAAATCAAAAGTGAGATGTTTTTAAACATCCCACTCTTGAAAACTATAAACAATGAAAACAAAGATAGGCACAACCCTACCTGTGTTATGCAAAGATAATTATTTTTTACAATTATCAGTACAATTACATTTATTTTTTTCAAATACCGAGAAGCATAATGGTAAAACACCTAATCCTGTAAGTATCAAAGCATTAGTATCAATACCATTTTTCTCAATGTATAGACTAGCAGCAAGAACTATCACTCCACTAATGGTTCTTTTGCTACTCCACTTACCTTTAGTGTCTGTAAAAAGTTCTTTTACTGCTTTTAATAATTCTGTTATTGGCGCTATACCTCCCTTCATTAGCATAGACCCTATCCATTTCTGTATCATTATTTCTTCTTGTTGTACTTAGGAACAATAGCATCAATGATAGTATCTAGCCATCCAAAGATTTTGTTGTCTTTTTCAGTTGGAGTTAAATTAGTAACAACTTTCGCAAAAGCCATTATTCCAACCAATAATTCTAGCCAATTTTCTGTAATAAAATTCATAATATATATTTAATTAGTTAATATTCTGTTTAGTAACCCCAAATACAAGGGTTTTTTTTGTACTCATCACAATCAGTATGTATAAATTTGTTTTTAAAATCTATACCAAATCTTTCAAACCCTGCACCTCCCATACCTCCCATTATTAGTGCTAAGTTTTTACCATCAGTAAAATGTATATCAGCAGCAATACCTTTTATATGAGATGAGGTTGGATTTTTCTTAGATAATGGATGTTTTTCACATCTAAAACCAGAGTTTACCTTAAATGGTACACCTGCAATTCTTCTTGCTTTATCCATCATCTCTAAGAAATTACTATCAATGTAGTTTGTATTACAACCACATTTGCAATTAAACTCACTTCTTTTAAAGTATTTTAATTCCATTTTATTTGTTTTCTTTAATAGATTTGATAATATCTTCAAAAAAACTTTCAAAATCTTCTTTAATTTTATTTTCAGAGTCAATTTGTTTTAACTTTTTTATAGCCCAATTTACACCTGCATCTCCTCCCCAAGCATCCCACATAATACCTCCACATCCTTCATCATAAGGAACATCTTTATGTTGCTGATGTCTTTTAAAGGAAGCCATACGAGCAATAGTATCTCTACTTAAACTATCTCTGTTGGCTAATTGTCTTGCTCTAGTCCATCCGACTTGAGTTCCACAATCACTACCATTTTCCTCTTTATACTTTATAGCCCTCTTAGCATTGTTAGTTGCTGCTTGTGGGTAATCATTATAAGTTTTAGCCATACTACGCTGTTACTACAATAAACTCAATGTCAATCGCATCTGTATTTGCATTAGCACCGATTTGAGTTATATCTGTAAGAGTTCCTATAGTAGTAGTGCTTGCTGCTGCATCAATCTCGTTATCCATTAATAAGAAAGTTTCGCCTGCTTTTATTTTAACAAAGAAAGAATCTGCAGTACCTGTAACTCTTAATTCTAAGAAGTTAGTATCATCTAAATTCTTAATTCTAAAGTATTTATAATTGGTTATATCTGCTACACCTGCTTCATCTGCTGCACCAAAGTTTATTATATTTGTCCAAGATGACCTACCTGCATCTGATGCAATAGTCATTACTCTCTGATAAACCTCTCCGTTACTTGTAAATGTTTTATTCATTGTATTACCATAACTAACACCATTAAGAGTATATTGCTCTGTTATTGTTACTGTTAAATCTTCTGCTATTACTGTTGTTGCCATATTATATTATTTATTATTATATTTTTCCTTTTGTCCAATCGCTAGAGTGCATTATTGCTAATATATCTTTGTGATTGTATTGTTTCAAACCTACTAAAAAACGAGGAGTTTTACCTTTAAATTTCAATACTGTTTTAGTTTCATCTAAAGACAATCTTAAAGTATCTTGACTTGTTTCTCCTACTTGAGAAAAATCAATAATTTTTACATTTTTCATATCATAAATTACATATATCATTTTATTTTCTTTTAAGGTACGTCTGTTACTATATCTCCACTAACCATGTTTGTCATAGTTCCATTATTACTGTTTGAACTGAAATCTTCTATTGTAGGGAAAACTGATGCTCCTGCTGTATCTCCATTTCTCCAATATCCTAATAGATTACTTTCTCCACTTAAATCAGTAGGAGTACCATTATTCCAATATTCACTTATTTCAGCAGGAGTTAATGCTGTATCAAATATTGAACACTCATCTAATAAACCTGATAAAAATTGTGAACTAGAAGATGTATGTCTAGCAAATGTCATACCCTGTGTTGCCTGAGTTATTGTGTTACCTGTTGAGCCTAAATCAACTGTTGGTGTTCCACCTGAATTTTCTAAAGCACCATCTATATATAAATTGATAAACTCACCATCAAATGTAAGAGTTACCATGTGCCATCCATTAGCACGATAATAATGCTGTCCACTTTTAAACTTGTCAAAACCTGTAGATACTTGATATATTGTAGAGTTTACTACTATAAAACAAGTCAATGTTTTATTTGACCATCTTATAAAATATCCTGTATTTCCACCAATACCATAAAAATTACCAACAAATCTCATTGTGGCAGTTGCTTCAAAATCATCTAACTTAAACCAAATATTTACAGACATTGCTGCTGTAGGTCTTAAGGCTGCATTATCACTAAAACTTACATAATCATCAACACCATCAAAGTCTAAAGAATATAAATTCTCATAGCCTCCACCAACTGTCTTGATAGTATTTAAACCTAATCCTTGTCTTAAACTTAACATATTATTTATATATTATTATTACTATGCAGATGCGTTTCCATCATGCTCTCTATAACCAATACCAATACCACTCGTTAGAGTTACTGCAGTTGTACGAAAAAACAATGTAGTTCCTGCAGCCATAGTTTGACCATTTAAAGAAGTAATACCACTAGCATCTCCTGCTATTGTAGCAATTACTGATTCAACTGGGAAATGTATGCAGTAGAAATCTTTACCTGTTTGTGCTGCAGTAGTAAAAACCTCAGTTCCACCACCCTTGCCTAGCATTTCAAATAGTAATGTATTATCTGTATCAAATGTACTCATTTTATTTTATTTTTAAATTGTTATTATTTTATTTTTATTCTGTAAAAAGTTTTATCAATGCACCTAGAGTTATAGCATAAATCATCCACATTGCTTTCACTAAAACCTTTCTCATTGCTGTGTTTCTGTTCACTCTAGCAGTAACCCCTTTATCTGGATTTAGTAATCTTTCTGTAATCATGTCTAATTTACTGTCCAAATTATCCATCTTCTCATTTATTGAACTTATGTCTTTCTTCATAGATACTATCTCCTCTTTTGTTGTCATTAGAATGTTGTTGTTTGTACTGCTATATTCATATATATTGCTGAACCACCACTCGCCTCCTTAATCATTGGAAAGATAATATCTCCTGCTGCTAATGCTGCTGTAGTTATAGTTGTTTCATTTATTCTAACACCTTTACTGTTGCTACTAAGACCATCTGCTGAAATCTCATCAATTACAATAGGAGTTACTGCTGTTATAACACCTTCTACGGGTGTAATTTTACATATAGCAATCGTAACTGCATTAGAGCCATCACTTGTAAGCCATCCACTTATAGATGTAACACTAGCAGTTTCAGGGATTACACAAGCCTGACCAATTCTAAAGAAATTTGTTGGACTAATACTTCCTGAAGATACTGTTCCTGTACCATAATCAACAGCCATCTCATAAGGGGAATTAGTATCTGCTATATCTTCTCCATAGTAGTAGTTTGTAGCACCTGTAGCATAACCCTGCATCTTATAATTAGTAACACCCATATAAGACTTGTTTTTCCATTCTAAATCCCCATCAGTTCCTGTTGCAGATGTTCCTCCACTTTTACTTAAAACAGTATCATTAATAGCAGTTTCAAATCCTTTTGGATTATGTCTATTTATACTACTTAAATTTTTATGTTCGTTTGCAGCCATTTATATATTTATTTTAACAATCATCACAAGGACAGTTATTCTTCCAACTATCATAATTTCTAGTAGGTCTTGAATATATACTATCATACATTATTATACCATGATTCTTGTAAACATCATCATTACAAGGTTTATTAGATTCATAAGTTGGATAATCACCATTTTGGTCGCTATCATTCATATAATCTAGCATATCTTTTAAGTATATCTCAGCCTTTCTGTAAGTGTCCTGCTTATAAGCGTTTAACTCAGAAGGGTCTATAATAGTAGCAAACTCATCAAGATTATGTACAATACCTGCACTACTACTATTACTCTGAACTTCATTTATTACCTCAAACCTAACAAACCAACACAAAGTTCTTGTTAAGAAATCATCCATTAAAGTTTGATTTGCAGTAGTTAAAGTACCATTATTGTGTTGTGTTTTTAATTCCTCATAAAACTTCTTACCAATTGCCTCTTTTAAATGTGCTAACTCAGCAAGAAGTAATGTGCTGCTAGAAATTAAAGCAGTATCAGTATTAGCATTAGTGAAACTATTACTTATAACTTCTGCTGCTGTTACTAAAGGTATATATTGATTTACATTTGACATAGTTATTCTTTTTCAATTTCAGTTACTTGCATATCTCCAACTTCATCATCACCTTTGCCATCACCATCATCATCTCTTGTTACGATAATCTGCTCTCTATCAGTTAAGAACATATTACCTTCCTCTAGCATTGGTAAATCCTCATCTAACATTCTTCTTTGTTCGTTAATAGTAAGAACTTGTTTAGGGTCAATCTGAGTTGCAAAACTAATTGGTGGCTCATAGTGAATCACTAATTCTTCAGGCAAGAAGCCTAACTCTTTATATAAAACCCCTCTAATCCCATTTAATAATAAATCAGAAGTATCTTTAATTACAGTAGTCATTGCTAAGTCATAAGCAATTCTAATCTCACTACCTGTATTGTTCATTTTACCTGAACTAACTAAACCACTTAATGATGGTTGCCATCTATGAGCAGTTACAATGTTCTGGTCAGTTATTCTTTGTAAGTCTATCCAACTACCTTCTTGGTCATCTTTGATAATTTGAACATTAGCACTTGAAGTATCTCCATTCTTAACAATGAACATAATCTTACCATTGTTTCCATCTCCAACAAACTTCTTTTGTGCCTCTCTTACTAATTTCTTTGCTTCTTCTTCACCCATATCCCCATTAATCTCAACGATTGCTGAAGGTTGAAATCCATTCTTGAATTTAGTGTGATTCCATTTACCAATTTCATAATCAACTGCAATATGCTCTAATGCAGCAATATAATCAGGTAAACCATAGAATTGGAATGTAGGCTCGTAATCTTTAAATTGAATAACAAATCTATTTCCCTTCACTTTAGGATAAATAGGAATGATAGATAATTTATCTTTCATACTATTGTACTTAGCCCAATCAGGATGTACATATACTTCTTTCTTGTTTTTAGACATTCTAACAGTAGTTGCATCTATGTGATATAGATTTAGTCCACCATCATATAATACACCCTCTAAATAGGCATTTCCAAATGAATAGTAATCATCTGCTAATTTCTTAAAAACCTCTCTTAATGATTCTCCATCAGCATTTACATCTTTGATGTATTCTTTAACATCTTCATTATTCGTAACAAACTTAGCGCCACTTGTAAAGATAGTCTTTTGTGCTAATACACTTCTATGAGTAGAAGATTTACGCTTTAATTCTGCTAAATACTGAGGGAATAGATTATTAGTACCAAAAGGAATAAACTTAGTCCTTACTTTTGCTAAATCTAAAGGTTCTTCAATATGTTCAGGAATTGCTAAATTAAAAACTCCAAATTCAAAAGTATTACTCTTTTGAGTCTGAAGATTCTTTACCTGACTTTTTCTTTTTGGTTGCTTTCTTTGGCTCATCTTTTGTTTTTGTAGTTGATAATTTTTCTACTAATGAAGTTAAACCTAAATCTTCATATAGGTAAGACAATTCTTCTTGTGATGATTCTCTTAGTACAAACCTTTCACCATCTCTTATAAGAACAACATCTTTTTTTGCTTTGTATTCTGCCATAACTGTATATATTTTTAAGTGTGATAAATCTACAACTTTTTTTTCACAATCACACATATTATAAAAAAGATATTAATAGGGAAATGTTGTTAAACTTTTTACGAACAAAGTCCAACCTATTTCTATATCTTTAAATATTAATCTGTTGTTGCAGTTAAACCTGTTGAAGCAACTGTAATTCCTGTTGCAGAAGGTGCATACTCTCTTGGCATTTCAAATTGTCTTGCCATTAGAGAAATAGTAACTCCATTTTCATCAGAATAAGCAGCACCTGAACCACCTTCAGCACTTGCAAATTGTCCAAAAGTTTGACTTCTTTCTGCTACACTTTCATTTCTGTATTTCTCAGAAACACCTAAAACAAAAGCATTATCATTAGTATCTACTGCTATTATCATCAAACAAGCATTTAACATATCTTGTATTGCATTGAATTTAGCAACCTCCATTCTTGGAAGTGTAAAAGATAATCCACACTCAAAAGCAGTTGAACCATTCTCTTTAGTTGCATTGATAGTTAAAGCAGGAGTTTCATTTTTAAACTCATACACACCCCAATCAGCATCAGTTCCACCAGTATCTTTAATACTTGTAATTGTATGAGTGCTTGACCCATATACGATTGTATCTCCAGCAGCCCAAGACCTTAGTAGTATTTGTTTTATACCACCTGTTGCTTGTAAGTCTGTGCATCCAATCGCTAAACCTGTATCTATTGCCATTTTTTTATTATTTTATTAGTTATTTAAAAGTAATTAAGAGGAGGCTTTTACACCCCCTCTATTATTACATTATTGTTATGCTACAATTCCCCATTGAACAAGAGAAGAATACAAGTATTGTACTCCTAACTTGAAGTAACCTCTGAAGAACATTTTTTCTTCTAAATCATCATAAAATACTTTGAAAGAACCTTCTGGGTCAGTTACATCAGAACCAATGATTAAGTTCTCTACTGCACAGTAACATACACCATTGTTAACATTTGCTGCTCCTGTAGTAATAAATAAATCAGGGTTAGTGTCTGTTAAGATAGTGTCCCACTCATACATTGCTACTAACTCAACACCTCTAAACATTACTCTACGCATACCATCAACTTGGTTAACGATTGCTAAATCAGCAGAAGAACCTTCTAAGTTTGCTAAGTAAGCGTTAAAGATTTTAGGAGTTACAAACATTTTCTTATCACCTGCTGCTACTTGTTGAAGTGCTGCTGGTGCTTGGTCATATACATTTCTAATTAATCCGATTGCATCTGCTGCAGTTGGTGCTGCTTCTGTTCCAGCATACTCAATTACAGTTTCAGCCTTCATTAATTCCATCCAACCATCAAAAGCAGTATATCCTGCTACTGCACCTGCTATATCACCACCCCATGCTAATCTTACTACATCTGAAGCGATACCTTTTACTGCTCTGTTTACGATTGCATCAGACAACTGAGTCCCCTCAACATTCATTACATCAGCACCAGAACGATACATTTCTTCAATATAAGTTCCAAAGAACTCATCAGTACATTGCTCCAAAGCAACTCTACATCTACCTGCAGTAATTACTTTATCATCAATATTAAATTGTGTTGAACCACTTGTTGCCGAACACGATGTGTAAGGTTCTACTATCTTAGTTAGAGCAGCAGAAGTGTAAACATTCATTTTATGTTTAACATTAGGAATAACTCTATAGTTACGCATAATATCATCACTTCTAAATACTGGCTCATAAAAAAGTTCGTTTAGTTGCGCACCTCCGTAAGTTGCTGCAATACTATTATTTGCTACATTTGCCATTTTTTTTTATTTTTTTAATTATTAAATTTGTTTCTAATTCTTGATGCCATTACATTGTAAAAACCTGCATTAGCATCTTCTGTCTTGTTTTCAACTACTGCAGGGTCGCTTTCAGTTTCAATTTCTGTACCTTTAGCATCTGCTTTGTTGATTTTAGCGTTTAACGCTTCAACTTCTACTGTTAAAGTTTCGTTAGTTCCTTTTGAAGCAACTAATTCTTCCTCTAACAAAGAAATTTTGTTTGATAATTCAATGTTACCAGTTTCAAACTCAGAAATTTTATTCATAATCTCATCATTATCCCCTAAATTAACAGTTATCATAGTTTGTTCAGCAACATCTTCAGAAACTTTTACATCACCTTTTACAGCAGTAACAATCTCCTCAACTTTGTTGTTAAACCATTCTTTTAACTCGTTAGTCATTTTTTTGTTATTTATATTAATACTTAATTTATTCTGTATTTCTTCTTGTGTGATGTTCTTAAATTTAGAAACATCATACTTTGCAGCCACTTTAATAGAATCAGAGATAGTGTCAATAAAACCTAACTCAAATGCCTCATTAGCATTTAACCAAGTTTCCTCATCCATCATCTGAGCAAGAGCATCATAAGATAATCCTGTCTTTTTTCTATAAATGTCTGTAAGTTCACTTGTGATTTTATCAAGAGTATCTGCAGTCTTTCTCATATCTTTTGACTCACCCATTGTTCCACCCCAAGCGTTATGTATCATAAATAAAGAGTTTTCTGCCATCACAACCTCATCAGCACCAAGAGCAATAATAGTAGCAATACTTGCTGCTATACCCTCAATATAAACTGTAGTCTTAGCCTCTCTCCTTTTGATTACATTATACATTGCCATACCATCAAATACATCTCCACCTAAACTGTTAATGCGTAAATTGATAGGCATATCTTTTAATCCTTTAATGTCAGTAATAAACTCTTGTGCAGTTACACCATAAGTCCCTATTTCATCAAAGATATAAATGTCAGCAGTTTTATCTGCCTTGTTCTGAATGTTATACCATTTTTCGTTCATAGTCGCAAAAATATAATTAAAAGAAATTAATTTTACCTAATTTTCTTACAAAACTTTTAGTATGTGATGTTGTTAGATGGGATTGCCTTCTTTCTTTCCTTGTAAACTATGTTCTGTGCTTGACTTTCACTTATCTTATATTTAATAGATAAGTCCATCCAAGTGTAAGTTCTGCTACCTTTATTACCTACTAACATTCTATCAAAGTCAGCAATAATCATATAGTTTCTTACTCTCTTAGGGTCTATTATACCTTTCTCAACAAGATGTCGTATCATGTCCTTGCAAGTTGGTGATTGACCAAATCGCTTTTCTAATTCAACTCCACAAATATCAATGAAGTCTTTAACTACATCTACTTTATTTTGTCTTTCTTTTTTTTGAGGCATTTTTCTTTTTAGGTGTTTGTTCAGTTTCAATCCACTCATCTACAATAGTTTCCCAAAACTTACAAACTGCTGCTCTACAAGAAGTACAATTAATATCTTGCTTATGTTGAGGTAGTAATAAGTGCCATTCTGCAAACATTAAATTTAATGATTCAGAGTGATAGGTAGTGAAATTTGCTGTGTACTTTTTGTTAGTGATAACAGCATCTGTCATCATCTTTCTTTTTTGCTTACTGTAATTTTCAGCGATTTCTTTAAAATTCATATGTAAAGTTTTACCATTTATTTTTAGGACATTTACCAAAAAACTCTTTTGTTAATGATGTCTTTGCATCTAGGAAACACTTACATTCAGCACACCTTGCACCTCTTGTTATCTTTGGTTTCTTTAGTAACATAAAGTTTCGGTAAAAACTACAACTTTTACATATATCTAATCTCTCTAACTTGGTTTTTTTATCAACAAACATTTGTTTATTTCTTTGATTATTAAATTGTTGCCTCAGATTGTATTACACTTACTGAGTTTTGACTATCAGTAATGTCTGCCTCAACTACTACTACTTTACCAGAACTTCCCATAGCACCCATCATTTGATTCTGACCTATTGCATTGAATTGTTGTTGGCTAAATGAAGGTTGATTAAGTAATCCACCATCTGCAAACTTAACACCACCTCCTGCAGCGTTCATTGCTGATAATTGTCTACCAAACATTGCTGTACTTCTTTTGTTTATAACAGCCTCACCACCTTCTAACTCAACTACTCTACCACCTACTGCAAACTTCTCACCACCTTGTGCGTGTGATTTACCATGTACTAACCCTCCATTAGCAAATTCTTGTATCATACCACCATTTGCAAAAGTTATATTGCTAAAAGCATTTTCAAAAACACCACTAATAAGACTACCTGCACCTGCTGCTACTATAGCACCAAAAAGTGGATTAGCAGAAAAAGCACCCACAATGTAAAGAGAAACAGCCTCCATTATTTTTGCTCTAATAAGTCTTTTTGCAGCATCTTCAGCAGATTCACCTGATAGTGCTGCTCTTTTAATATCTTCTGCAAATGCTTTGTCTTTATCTTCTTGGGATTGTTTATTTAAGTCTTTTTCTAAATCAAAAATTCTTTGTGCTATAGCCATCCTATTAATACCAACATCTCCTTGAACTTTTAATAAATTACGCAAATCTTGTATTTCCCTTTTCTTTAAATCTGCTTGAAGTTGTGCAATTTCTTCTTCATTTAAATAACCCATCATCATTTGAGTTACTCTAAAATCTAACATTTCTTTATCAACATCATTATTTAATTCTTTTGCTTTAGTGTTTTCAGTAGTTGCCGTAGTTGATTTATTAGTAGCGCCTGTAGATATATTTAATGATTTTACTAAAGCATCAACATCTACTCCTAATTCAAGAGCAGCAGTAGCAGCAGTTGCATATTCTTCTGCTAACTTATCTGCTTCTTCTTTATTTATTCTTAAATCATTAGTATTTTCTTTAACGGCCATGTTGGCATTAGACATCTCAACATCTACACCACTTAAAGATGTTTTTAATCTTTCATTAGTATTAATACGAGCCTCTGTTTGCTCTCTTAATGATTCAGATTGTTCTTTTGCTAATGTAGCAGCCTCAATCTCATTATCAATTTGTCTTTTTCTTATTTCTGTTAATTTTTCTTCAGCAGCAAGAATAGTAACTCTTTGAAGCATTGCAGCATTTGCCTCTACTTGTGCTTTCTTCAAATCCTCTAAGTTGGTTTTTTCAGTAACTATATTGGGTAGATACTCTCCATATTTTAAATTTAACTCCGTAATAAGTTTGTTTCTTGTGTCCTGTGATATGTTACTATTTTGAAGTGCATTAAATAAATCATTCATTGCAATTCTATCTTCATTAAGTTTATCAGATACAGGTATATCTATGAAGTCAGTTAATTTATTTACAAATGATGTAAAATCATCTACAACATTTTTAATAGAATCTGAAAAAATTGACATAAATCCAATCTGAAATCCTTGACCTGCTGATTCTGCTCTTTTAAAAGCGCCCTCTAAAGTATCTCCAACAATTCTAGCCATTTCTTCTGCTGCACCATTAGCATCTTTAAGAGCATCTCTTAATGCAATAGTTCTTTCTCTACTTGTAATCATTTGCTCAAATGCAGCAGCCTGCCTTAAATCAACTACTTCCATAATTTCAGCAAGGCTACCTCCTTCTTTACTAAATTTAGAAAGAGCAGGAACTAACTCATCTAAAGAGTGAATTGTTTTACCAAAAGATTTTACTAAATCTGAGTTTGGGTCTTGCATTTTAAGAAGTATATTTCTTAAAGATGTACCTGCAATAGAAGCCTCAATACCTGAATCTGCTAGTTGCGACATAATAGCAGTAGTATCTTCAATAGAAAAACCTGCTGACTTTGCAATAGGTGCAACCTTAGTCATAGAAGTTTGGAATTTTTCTATATCTAGGGCAGAACTTGTAAATGCTACAGCCATAACATCTACCACTCTTTGTGTTTCACTAGCATCTAAACCAAATCCTCTAACTGCAGAACCTGCTACAACTGCTGCTCTAGCCAAATCACTATCTGTTGCTGTTGCTAACATTAATGTAGCCTCTTGAGCATTTAATATCTCTTGAGTAGTGAAACCTAATTTACCATAATTAGTTTGTAATTCTGCAACTTGTTGTGCAGTAAAGAATGTTGAACGACCTAAATCTTGAGCAGATTTAGATAACTTTAAAAATTCGGTTCTATTAGCACCTGTAATTGCTTTTACTTTAGCCATCTGAAACTCAAAATCCCTAAATGATTTCATTGCATTACCTATAGCATTTGAAATCTGTTTAAATGCAGCAACAGCACCTAAAACCCCTGCAGCCATCTTCCCAAAACTCTTAGTTGATTTATCTGCTGTTTTACCTACCCTTTGTAAATCCTTCTCACCTTGTACTATTACCTGAACTACAATTTTTTCTGTATTTGCCATATTAACTAACTTTTGCTTTTGTATTATTTTTAATTTTTTCTCTAATCATACTTGCTACATCTTCACCAATAGATGGTGCTAACTTAATTGCTGCTTCTTTACTAAACTTATTTGCTACATATCCTGCAAAGTTTGTTCTTCTTATTTTATTACCTTCAGTCCAAAACACATAAGGCTGTCCATACCCTTGTCTTAACATTTTAGCATATATTCTTGTTATTGATGCAGAAGTTGCTTCTATACCTTTCTTTGCTCTAGCCCAAGATGCTATTGCATTGTAATTAGGAGTCTTAGCAAACTTAGGATTATTAACAGCCTTCCAATAACTAACAGATGACATTACATTTAAAGTAGTGCCTTTAACTTCATGCCTCAACCCTCTACTTAACCTACCTGTAGCATTATGCTTTTGTGCAATAAGTTCTTTCTGCAAACCTACCTTTAGCATTTGACCAACAACCTTTAACTCCTTTAATGTATTTTTAAATTTAATCATTAGAAAGTATATTGCCTGAGTTTCTTCTTAATACTTTATGGTCATTACCAAACTTATCAGTAGCATAAACAGGCACTAAGTATTCTTGCTTTTCTTTTATTGAAATACTTGTTATTGCTACATTAACTGAAGATGTTTCATTTGTTGTGAAATAAAACAAAATAATATCATTAGCAGTTTTAGCAGTAAATGTTGAGGTGATAATACCAGTAGAGGTATTGTTAATAGGGAATGTTACTGTATTGCTACTTATTTCTACATAATTATCTGCTTCAGGTGAATATGTATTCACATAAAGAGTTCCTGATGAGGTGCTGATAGAAGTTTGAATTTCTACCTGATATTCATTACCTTTGATTAAAGTTAATTTTTGATACATACCACTATAAGAAGGTAATCCACCTGTTTTCTGTCCATTAAAGATAAAGAAACCACTTACAGACAAAGGTGCTGATGCTGCTGTATATGGAGAGCCACTTGTATGATACCTATACCATCTACCAATATCAGATGCAGGACTATTTATTAAAGCATCAGTATGTGGGTCTGCTGCTGTTGTAGCGTAATCAGTATCTGAGCCAAGTTGAGTGCTATAAGGGAAAGCATTTCCAAAATTCAAATATTCCCCATTATAAGTTGTTACACTAGAGAATACATCTAATCCACTTTGCTGTGCTATTCCTCTACTTGATATTTCTTTTTTATCTGCCATGTTTTATAACCCTAAATTATCATTAGTATCTTCAGGAGTGCCTGTATCACCTAGACTTCCTGTATTATTGTTACCCCCAAAAGATGGTGCTACTGCTGCAAATGCACCCAACTGCAACCATTCAATTAACTCTACTTTTGTAGGTTGGTTTTTATTTGGTTGATAATCAACTACTTTATTTATTCTCCAATAAACACCATCTATATATACTAATTTTGTAAAATCCAAACTAATAATGTCTGTTGTTTTTAAGTCAATATAAACAGTTCTTAATCTTGGTTTTGCCTTAAACATCTCAAACATACTCTTATAATATGTTTCAAATAAACCCTTACCTGATGAATAAGATGTATATACTTCTGTTGCATCATCATAATCTCTTACATTAACATTACCATAAGATAATATTGGACTAGAACTATCATCCCTATTGATTGATGTTGCTTGAGGGTATATGTTTGATGTTACAGAAGTGTTGGATGAATCTGCTAATAAAAATCCAAATGCACTACTCCAAGTTTGAATTACTGCTCGTTTATCATAAAGACCTATTGCACCTCCAAGATTTGGTGAGTATTTATTCCAATACAATAATCTTGGTAAAAACTCAAATCCTTTATTTGGTCTGTTTGTGTCGTTTGAACTTACATCTTCTTCCCATAAACAGGCAGAAAATGCTGTGTCTAATTGCACACCTGTAGTATCTTGGTCTTTAGAATTATAAGTACCTGCAAAAAATGGATTTTCATATTTACTTTCTCCTTTCTCAAAAGTTTTAGGTAGTGTTTCTTGATATGGATATTCATCTTTTATTCCATCAAAATATTGCTCACCTCTACTCTCAACTTTCTTATCTTTGCTATCTGGTTTATATTTAAAAACAATATCTCTTTTTAAGTCGCTTTTAATCCACTTATCATCTATTTTTCTACTTCTATCTAATTTATAAGTCCAATCTATTGCATCAGCATAATCCTTATAGAAGGTATTAAATGGCTCTATATTTACATTCTTAGTAGTTTCATCAGTAGTCATTTTAAGATTAAATGCGTGTGCAATACCTTTAACAAAATCAATCTGTTTGTAATCTTTATTAATCACTTTATCTAAATCATAAGTTTGACCATAATCAACTGTTTCAGATTTAATAGTAATATCAAGATTGCTAGAATTTGAGGAACGAATAAAAGTATCAATATTAAAGTTTTGATTGTTTATGCTTGGGTCAGAAATCATTTGCTCAAATTTAAAACCTGCTGTAAATCTTATTTTATCTCCCTTATTAAACCAAAAATTATCATTATTAACACTAGGCATTACTTCATAATCAGTAATAACACTATTATCTTCATTGGTTTTGCTAGAATTAGGGAATAGAACTTTAAATGGAGTTTGTTCTATCTCAGACCTTTCTATTGTTTTCCATCCTGTTGTAATAGACTGACCAACAGTTAATACATCAATATTTATACATAATTTGACTTTTGAAGCACCTCTTTGTTGAGAGCCTCCTTTTATCATATTAGCCAATCTTGATTCAAGCCCACTTAATTTTATTTTATAATAACCATACTCTCCAATTGTTATGTAATCGTTACTCATATCTACATAAGAACCCTCATCTAAAGTTACATTTAGGTTTAAAGTGGTTAATGGAATAAGTTTCGTTCCTTGTAAGCCTTGACCTGTTGGATTTCCAATATAATTATCATCACCATCATTAAAAGTAACACTACTACCAAAATCTGGGTCAAATACACCACTATCAGTAACTGTTGATGTAGTTCCACCCTGTGCATAATCAGTTGCACTTAAACTTTCTCCATTTTTAAAGTTACTCTCTACAGAATACTCATCATACCTTTCTTCAGCATTATTATATCTAAAATTAGGTAATAACCATACCAACTTTTTAAACATATCTGTTTCCATAAAAGTTGAATTTATACTATAGCCAACTTCACTAAATATATTTTCTAATGTAGTTTTAACAAATACTGCAGGTCGCCAATCTGCAGATGGTAGAGGTGTGCCATAACTATTGCCTGAATCATCAAACCCATAATAACCAACTTTAGTTGCAGTAGTTCCTACAGCATCTGAAAAAGTATCTAAAAGTTGTATTGTTTTCGTTTCTCCATCAGGATTGTAATCTCCATAAGAAACAATAGGATATACTATTGGAGATGTAGATGAATCACAATCTTCATCTTGCCAAGTAGCCATAATTTTAGTTTTATTATACTTTAAGTCCTCACCATTAACACCCCAATCTAACTCGTTCATATATTTATTAGATAAATCATCAGCCCAACTTAAATTACTTCCAAAAAATACGCAATCATAATAAGATGGTGTTTCTCCATAACCACCAACTCCTGTAACTTTAATTAAACCTTTTATAGAAAAAAGATTATTAACAAGTATTCTACATTTTTTATTCTCAGTAAGATTTATATCAGTGTCTATATTTGGAGTATAAGTGTGTTTTAATAACTTATTATTATTCTTTGTAGCAGGTATTTTAAATGTTTTACTATAATCACCACTTGTTGAAGTTAATTCTTTTATATCTGATATTTGGAATGTCATTGCTAGAGGGAAGTCAGAATGGTCAGTTACATCCAACTCACCCACAACACTCTTTTCCCAATCAATAACAGTATTGGTAGCATCAGTATATTTATAATCTAGTATCTCAACTTTTACCGACATATATTAGTTTCTTTGTGTTATTACTTTATGTGCTAAAGTATATTCAATATTAAATTTAACTAAACCTGCTTCTTGATTAACAGTTTCAACATCACTATTTGTAATAATTACAGGTATGTATTCTTTATCTGATGGTCGTAAGTATGGATTTCTTGTATTACCCATCTCTGTAGCCTCTGTGTCCATCTCTATCCAAACATTAGGTGATAACATCATTTCTTCTAACCATTTTGCTGAACTTTTATTTAAAGGCTCTGTATAAACACTTTGCACTCTTTCTGCATTTACATTAGAAACCTCTCTACCTCCTTTGTATATATCACCACCTCTCATTGTATCTGAGTGGTAAAGTGAGTTTTGCATTATTGAGCCTTGATTTTGGTCATCTTGATACCAAGTTCTATCACCACTTTTTCTCTCTATAACATCTCTACTTATTGTCAATCCTTCAACTACATCTCTCTTTGCAGTATGACTATCAATACCACCAACAGAGTTTAACCAATGAAATCTAACAAATCCATAAGGAATTTTCTCATCTTCCCTGTCTATAGTGTAATATCTGTATTCTGATGTTCTTCTTTCAGTGTACGGACTAAACATAGCAAACCTTGAAACACTAACTCTGTAATAAGCAGTATTTGATGTTATTTTATTACCTGTATATGCGTTCCAATAAGGGTAGTTTGATGGGCTATTAGTAGGTGATTTTTTACTAGCACCTATAAGATTTGTAGTATTATTTATATAATATGGAGAAACATTCTGAATAAACATTGAATCTTGATATTCATCAGGAGTTACGTAATTATTATTAGTATTTTCAGTAGTAACATTATCTTCAAAATCTCTTAGATAAAATTGATTTAAACGAGTACCACCTGCATCAAATGTTTCAACATATAATCCAATAGTACCAACAGAATCTAATCCAGCACTCCTTATATCAGTAGAGAAAATTCTTCTTATATAAAACTGTAAATATTCTGCCTGTTCATCTACTCTGATTGGTTTTTGAAAGTCATAAGTTAATGATGAATCTGATGTTGTAAAATTTGGACACCTACTTAGGAAACTATATTTATTAGATGAACTGTTATCCATGTTATAACTTAATGCGTAATACAAAGAATCTTTTTCAAACTGATTTACTGAATTTATAACAGTAATAGTGTTTGATGTAATACTACCTGTTGCACTTACAATCTTACCATCACCATTTATTATTTCATAGTTTACTGATACTTTTAATAGTCTGTAAGCACCATTCCTAGAAACATTGTAATTACTTATTGGAGTACCCATTGCACCACTACCACTAAGCACATTATCTTGCATTGTTAGTCCACCATTCATACCTCCATAATAATTACTTTGCCAAGTTCCTTTATTTATTGGACATAAACTATAAGAAAGTTCATTTGAAACTAATTGACTAATATCTACTGTAAATCTATGACCATTAGGCTGACTTCCATCATTATATTTCCTATTTGCTATATCTCTTGATTTTTTAATACTACCTAAATCTTCCCAATACCCATCACCAACACTTGTTTCAACCTTAAAAATAACATTCACTACATCACCATTACCACCAGAAAAATTGCCAGCAGAAGGCTCTGTTGCTTCAGTAACACCTGCAGATGACCAAATAACTTCATACCTTAATGGGTCATTTACACTTTTAAGATAATTACCTCTGTTACTCCAAAAAGAACCTGCTAGATTTGAATTAGAAAAATCTAATGGTTGTATTTGCCAACTTACATTTCCGTTTATTCCTGCCATATCTTAATATATTTTATATTTTAAATTTAAGTAACCTCTTACTTCAGAAATTTCAGTATCACTCAAGGCTCTGTTAAAAATTATTAATTCGTTTAATTGTCCATCCATATTATTTGTGCTATTATAAGAGCCAATATTAAAAGTTGTTGTATTAAATTCAAAACTATGATTGAATCCTGAATCATTATCAGTAGCAGTTATAGAATTTGCAGAATCATAATATTCTAAATCTATTCTTTTGTTGTGTTTCTTTAATACTGATATATGATTACTTGCTTTATTATCTACAGCAGTATTTGCAGTTATTGTATTAGTTCCATCACTTACTGTAGCAGTAATATGACCACTAGCATTTGTACCTATAGATATAGCAGCACTTGAATTATACCATCCAAATACATTATCACTTGCTTTATCAATTCTACTTACTTCAAATATTGTAAAGCCTGTTGTTACAGGTAAGTTACTTCCTGAAACAAAAGTATCATTAGTGCCATCAAAATCTAAATATGCTTTATCGTTAATACCATCATATCCATGTCTTAGTGGTTGATTTGCTGCTGTTGATTGAGCCACATCATTACTATTTCCTGACTGGTCAGCCCAAGCACTCACTCTTTTAGATGCTATATCAAATGTAGCACCACTATCTGATTTTAACCATACTACTAAATCAGAATAATCTGATGGGTAGTTTGAAACAGGTCTAAAGCACTTAGTAAACGCACTCATAGTAAATGTTAGTTTTATTTGCACCAATCTATCGTTTGCTACTTCTTTAACTCTCTCTATAGCGATACTCTCATCTTCTAAGTATGCTTCTACACTTACATCTTGATAATTTTTAAGTACCATATCTAGCCACTCATTAGCCAAATCTTGTAAATTATCCCATCTCTTTTGAAGTGTAACTGCTGATTGTGCTGCTTGAGAGTATAAATTATAGAAGTTTATTTCAAATGTATATTCTTCTCTACCATTATACACTACAGGTATAGTTGATTCAGGTGGTTCAACTAGCATTAATGGGTACTGAGTGTCATGGTCTTGGTTTACTTCACTTTCGTAACCAAACTTCACATCACCATAAGTCCATTTGCTGTCAAATACTGTTATTATGTCTGTTAATCTTGTTATTGCCATTATTACAATGTTATATTATTTTTATTATGTATTTTCTCTTGAACAGCAATTTCATAGTCATTTTTAGCAGTATTCCAACTTAAATAAGTTAAAACCTTGTATAAGTCTGTTTTCTTCACACTATCTATGTCGTTTTCACCATTCACTCTAAATATCCCCTTTTCTGCAACCATATATAAACTATTAAGCCAACCATAAGGCTTTATGAACTTGTTGTAGAGTCCAACTGTAGAAACTCTATTTTTGCCTCCTCCACTTCTTCCTCTGTTTTCCCCAAAAACATTTGGAAAGTCCTTGTTAATTTTACGCTTTGCATTGTCAAAAAAAAACTGAACTCCCACACGAAGTCCATTGTCAATTCTTTAAACCTTTCAGTTTTGGCAGGTATTGCATCATCATCATATTCCTCATCAGCCCTTCTGCAAAGTATTGCCATTTGCTCTGGTAATACATCAAACCTTCCATGTTTCATTATTTCTATTGTACTCTCTAAGTGAGTTGATTCAATATAATCTCCAAATGTGTTTCTTCTTAGAAATTCTTTTGGAAATAGATACTCCTCACCTTCAAATTCAAATTTATCTATTCCTTTTGGCTTATATTCTTCTAATGTTTGTGAGAATATTGCTACAGCATTATTTACACTATCAACATCTAGCATATTCATCTCATTATGACTAACACCTGTAAGATATATGAAAATATCTCTATTCATCTTCAATAACTCAACTTCTGAGTGTTCTGCTTCAATAACATTACCCTCATCATCTCTTTTATTGTACTGATTGATAATTGAGTATAGTCCACACCAATATCTAAGTGTTATATCCTTCCATTCAGTTGGAATGTCATAACTTTTCTCTTGAATTTTAATTTCAACCATATCTATTAATTTTTTGTTAAGTCTAAATCTAAAATATCTTGCATTATTTTTTTACTTTCTTTTTCATCTATAAGAATATCTGCAAGTTCACTTGTTGCGTTTTCGCAAAAAGAACCAATTTCTTCTAAACTACTTCTCATTAAATAATCATTATCTTCATCTTTTAATGCAGTTAAATACCCAATAGCAGTATAAAACACCATATTAGGTATTAAAAATATAAATTCTTCTAATGAAGCACTATCACCTTTCTTCTGTACCATAGTATCGTAAAAATTGTTAGAATATAAGTAAACTGAGTTCATTATATCTAAAAAGTCTTGATACTTACCTTCTCCAACATCTTCAGTAGCAAAATACATTGCTTTCTTAATCTTTCTTAGATGTAATTCAACAATCTGCTTATGATTGTCGTTTATGTATGATATTTCTATATTTTTCATAATTTTTTGATAATTTTTTTAGAATTACTCAAAACTAGGCAAAAATAGTAAATATACTATGAAATATTTTCACAATTTTTAAACAAACTGAAAAAAAGTTTAATTAAAGTAAACTACCTTGCCTCCACCACCCCATATTTCCTTATTTACAGCCATAACTAAACAATCTACCATATCATCATGTTTTGCTGCAGGAAATCTGGTAAGTTGGTCAAGAAACTCTCTATTCCAATCTCCATTCAGTAAACTTACTCTACCACTCTCAAGTGATGCACTAATATCACTAACTCTCGCTACTTTGTCTTTTGTTGGTGGTTTATCTTCTTTTATATTAAGTCCTGTTTCCCTAACTAATGTTTGTACAATAGATTTACCTGATGCTTTAGGCTCTACAAATATTCTGCTTTTTGTAGTATATCCATTCTTTTTTACCCATTGAGGAATGAATTTAACTAATTCTGGGAACTCTTTATGCACATTAATACAATCTACTATCTGCCATTTGTTATCTTGATAGGTATATGCTAGTAGTGCTGATGGGTCATTCTTTTGATTTGCAGTATATGCAGGGTCAATAACAAAGTTTACTGTAGCCTCATCTTTTCTATATCTATCAATCTTAAACCAATCTTTATGAATCATACCACTATCTAGTGGTGTTGGTGTTTGTTGTAGTTGTCCTGCATACCCATAAGTACCCAATGCACTCTTATAGTCATCTAATACCTCTTTACTAAATCTATCTTCCCAAAACAAGCCATTTTCTTTATTATAAAACTTCTCTAGTGATTTTGGTTTGATATTACCATCTTCATTTGTTGCAGGTATGCAAATATGTTTATATTTTGTTCTTGTTTCCCTATCTAACAAGAATCCACTTAAATCTTCTTCATGCACTCTTTGCATAATTATAATCCTCACTCCTATATCTGCTTGATTCAATCTTGAGTAGAATGTTGTCCTATACCATTCATTAGCGTTCTCTCTTTCGGTTGCTGAGTTTGCCATTTGAGGTGATAGAGGGTCATCCACAATTAGGAAATCTCCACCCTGTCCTGTTACAGTACCACCAACAGATGTTGCCCTTCTCATTCCAATATGATTATTCTCGTATCTCTCTTTTAAGTTTTGGTCTTTTTTAATGTGGAATACATCACCCCATCTTTTCTTAAACCAATCACTAAATATTATATCTCTTGATTTAGTTGCAAGTTCAATAGATAGTGCAGCAGAGTAAGAAGAAGTAATGAATCTTAGTTTAGGTGATTTTATCCAAGCCCATACTGGAAACATAACAGTAACTATTAATGACTTTGTTGAACGAAAGGGTACATTAATAATTATATCTTTAGTTTTTGGCTTTTGTGCTATGATTCTCTCACATTCTTCTTGTAGCGTATCGCATATATATTTATGATGCCAATTAGTTGATAGAGGTACGGCTGGTTCTACTACTACCCAAGCAGCCTTAAAGAACTCATAGAAACTCATCTCAGATAGTTTCTTTTCAAGTGCGAACTTTAATAATTTTTTATTAGTCATCTATTTCAGTATAATCAATATCTTCTGCATCTTCAAGTCCTCTGATTTGATTTTTAATATCATCAAGTGTTGCACCTTCAGTTAAGTTAATCTCAATCTTAGTATCAGTATCTTTCTTAATCTCTGTTGATGATAACTTAGGCATAGCATAGTTCATTAGTTTTGCTATTGCATCTATATATGCTCTAGGATCTTCATCAAATAATATATCTAATGCCATCTTAATCTTTACAGGCTGTCCTTCTAAAGCATAAGCAAGTGATTTACGAGTCATCTTAGCCACTTGTCTTGCCTCATTATTTTTAGGTTGTAGTGCCTTTGGAGTTTTATTATAGTTCTCATCTATCTTACCAAGTTGAGGTCTTTTCTTCCTTGCCTCACTACCTAACTTCTTATTTTCTTCTTTCATTCTTTATGTGTGTCTATAAATATTGGAGTTCTTTCTCCAACATAACAATTTATTGTATTAAAATATAAAAATTCTTCTGCTTCTTGATATTCCATACCATCATCTTTAACTAACGAATCTATACACTTACTAATATCGTAAACAACTATCACCTCTCCATCTCTTTGGCAAGTTCCAATTATAGCATCATTAAACCCATCAGCAATTACGCAGTCATTTTCTTCTAATACTTCTTTAATCTCTTGTGTCATTTTATTTATAGTTTTAATTAATTTTTCGCAAGATACAAAAATTATTTAAACTGCTTTCCTAATTATTATATAAAATTGAACTTCTATATTTTAACATTATTGTAAATTGTAAGAAAACTATGCAAAACTATAATTTTAAATACCTATCTTCGTGCCTCTTATAAGAGTATATGTTATTCCTCCATTATACTTATAATCGCCACATCCTATAGTAAACATTATTGCTCATATCGCAAAGTATATAACAACTCCTAAAATAAATGTTTATTCTACAAACATAGTATTTATAAAATTGAACTTGTATTCTGTGTGTGTGCGTTTGTGTGTCCAAAGAGTATATATACATTGGTTTACGGAATTCAAATACCAACCTTTTATTTATCCTTTTTAATCCTTTTATTAACAACTTTTTAATAAAAAACTTCAGGAATTGACACAAATACAACTAAAAACTGCTTAAAGTTTGTAATATCTTGATAAATAAGTGTTTATACTGGTGAAATGTGTCTTTTTTTGGTGCAAAGTTGGATGTAAAAGAAAAATTTGCCAACCATACAAAAGAAATAATATCCTATTCAATCAACAATAGTCATAAAATAACTAAGTATTTAAACGTTTTAAAGGCTTTTACTGTGCTTCTGGTGTGTTAGTATTCTTATTCTATTTGCTTAGATTAGCGCATAAAAAAAACACCTCGTTAAAGGTGCTTTAATATTAGTATTTAATTTGCTTTTATTGTTTTAAAAAATAACTATAGTACTAATATGAAAAGTATATTTATTATTCTCTTTTGATAGTTGTTGCACTATTTGAGAAACACAAGTATAACTGTTTTCGTTCTCTTGTTTTTGTTTGTATATCATAATTTTATCTTCATTATAATACCATGAGTAAAAGTTTTTTATTTCTGTTTTCATAATTATATTATTTTATAGTTGTTTTTATTAATTGTTATCTCAAAGTTATCATCTATATCTAATCCGAACACTTTATTTATTTGGTCTTGTATTAAATCTTGTATATCAAAAGGATATTCTGAAAAAATTTTTAACTCCATCATTTTATCTACACATCTTATTGATATATCCCTAGTGTCATCATAAGTGATTTTTATTTCTTTCATAATTATATAATTTTATAGTTGTTTTTATTAATTGTAAGAGTTAAAAGAGTATTAAAGTTTATCATTCTATATGCTTTTTTTGTCATATCATAAACGCGTATAAGGTTGTATTTGCTCGGCTCGTATGGTTGAGGCTTTGCATCTTCTTTAAGTCCTTTACTTACTTTTAGTCTGGCGTTCATTAGTCTGTGTGTGCCATCTTTTTTTATAAAGGTACTAGAAAAAATTCTTCCATTTGTTTCTCTTATTAGTTCCTTTGCTTTGTCTGTGTTAATTGTTATCATTTGTTTATTGTTTTGTTTAGCACCCTCCAAAAAGGATAGCCAAGATTAATAGTAGTGTTAATTGTGTATTGCTCCAGTTAGTAAGGGGCAATTGTCCTTTGCTCATCTTATAAAGTTTTAAAGTTAATATCTATTTTATGTTAGTGATACACTAGGCCTACTTTTTTATTACTTGTAATGGCCTTTAAATCGTTATTAGATGCGTCTATATAGCCTG